ATATCACTACCTTTAGCTTCTTCTTTAGCACCAAAGTAAGACTCTTTAATTGTCTCTACTTTTTTTCTAAAGTCATTCTCAGTAGAATACTCAACTGATTCCGTAAGTCCGTCAAATTTTTCTTTAGCAGTATCAGCAAGGTCTGTTGACATTTCATCTATGATGTCTTGTCTTTTTAACTCACTGTTACTCTTATGAAGGTCAACGTTCTTTTCGATCTCTTCGTTAAGTTTCTTCTCTAAGTCTTCTATTTTAGAAGCTTGATCTTCCAAGACATTATATTTGTCATCTGGAACATCAATGTAATGATCTTCAAATAGTTTTTTAAGTCCACTGATAAAATCTTCAGCGATCTCACCTTTGATTCCTCTTTCGATAGCGATTTCATTTTCTTTCATCCACTCTTCTACAACGTAGTTTAGGTAAGAGTCAACTTTTTCAGTTAATTCGCTTTTGAAAGATTCTTGGCTTTCTTCTAATTTTTGAGTGTATTCTTCTTCAAGTTTAGCTGTTTCAGCTTTCACTTTAGATTTAATAGCAGCTTCAAAAATAGTAGCAGCCTTTTCCTTAAACTCTTCAGATAAATCAGAATCTCCGACTAATGCGTCAACGTCTGCTTTAACATCATAAGACTCTTCAGAATTGTCAGCTGATTCCATTTTGTAACCTGCTTTCATTTCTTTTTTCTTCTCGTCTTCTTTGTCATGCATCATTTCTACTTTGTCGTCTTTTTCTGATTTCTCTTTGTCAGCGTCTTCTTTTGCCGTTTTCAAGTGTGATGGCTCAGCCGCCACTTGACTTGATTTCGATACAACGTCAGAAACTTGACTTACTTTTTTAGTTGCGTTAGGATTGCTGTCTGTTGGTTTAACAACTGGTGCGCCTAGATCCTCAGCGTCATTTTTCAATGGGCTTGGTTCTGCCGCTACAGCATTCTTTTTCGGAGCGTCAGCGTTCGGATTTCCCGCTTCGCTAATTTCCTTTTCCAACGCCTCTACTTGTTTTTCTGTTTCGGCCATTTGAGAAATCTCCTCTTAATTAAAATAACTAGTTATTTTTACTTTGCTAGATATTTATAATATTAAAGTTTTTTAAGCATAGATTCAAAGATTTTTAGTTTCTTCTCTTCTAATGCTCGTTTTTTTGTTTGAATTAGCTCTAGTTTCCAAGCTTCTATTTCTTTTTCAACTAGAACACCATTGTCCCACACCCACTCTTTGTTTTCCATAATGCCTTCAACGAAAGCGTCTGGTGCTGAGGGGTCAGCAACAATGTCAGCTGCTGTAGCTAAGTAGAAATCTCTTCCTACATAGTTTGCGCCATTTTTTTGCTGTAATGAACCCATACCACGACTAGATACTCCTAATTGGGCACCCTCATCAATAAGACCTTTTACAATCTTACCGTATGGTGTATTCATTATTTTAGCTTCACCAATAAAGTTATCACCGTCTGGATAGAGTCTCTTCACCATGTGACTAACTCTTTCCAAGTTAACAGTTGGTCCGTCAGGATGTCCTAACTCACCAAAAGCTCTGTTTTTATTGATAAATTCTGCGTTATATCTTTTGACTTCTTTGTCTAAAATTTCTTTAGGGTATATACGACCGTTTCTGTTTTTGATATTAGACTGTAAGAAAACACCTTTTATCTTGTATTCTTTCTTACCGTTTTTCTCTTCAATCAGATATTCGGCTTGTTGTATTTCTTCCGATATTAGTTTCATAAGTTCTCTCTCTTATACCTTACTATTTATACGTTTTTTTATCTAAACTCTATAACAATTGTGTAATTATCACCACTAGCAAAATTATGTGTACTTAACAATATATCGCCAGTAGGTGTAGTAGCACTATTAGGTATTTCACTACCTGATGGTCTAAAATCAAAGTGACTTTGACCACTCAAAAACATGGCAGTTGCGTTAGTAGTACCATCCCATATTAACTCAACAGCTGACTTAGGATTTGATGTATTCACTGAATACCATATTTTACTAATTTTTCTATTGCCATCCTCAGTCATAAAAGTAAGCTCTGAAGCGTCTACTTTTTTAACTTGTGTTTCACCAGTGCCATCTGAAAAGTTAGTCAGTTTTACTGTAAACTTTAGACCAGATGTATCTGCTATAGTTTGACTTGTTACTGTATCAGCCATTAAATCCCTCTTCTTTATGTGTTTCTAATATAATATTATAAGTTGACACATTACTGTCACTTGATAATAAAACATCACCAACTACATTCTTTATTTTTTCTTCGTTAGGTTTAAGACCATAATTACCTCTACCACTGATCTCAACCTTTTTTGTTGTATCATTTTTAAAAAATATAGTACAAGTACCTGTACCTATAATTTCATATTCTATATTAGCAATAGATACTTTAGGTTCACTGGAAGCATTTAACAATGATTCTGTTTCAATAAAAGTTTGTTCACTTTCATTGCCACCACCTTTACCAAAAGTAATAGTTTTAAAACTATCATCAACCACCTGTGTAGTTGTTATTGCCATAATTAACTTCTAGGCGATCCTACAGCACTACCTTTTGATGTAGGGCATGTAACTTTATCACCTGGATTTTTTTCTAATATAACTGTATTGCCGTTCTCTAAGTAGAACTGACCTAATTGATTATCGTCTGTATCTAATACTGTGCCTGTTGTATCGGCAGTAGCAGTTACTCTTACAAAGTTTGCTCTACTAAAAGTATTAGAGCTAGCATTTGTTACGACATCACCTTTAACTATAAATGTTTGTGCCATTTTACACTCCTAATTGCTCGTTTGTTTCTTTTTCAATATATTGATATAATTCGTCTTTATTAATTTTCTTTATTTCAGCAACTTTGTCAACAGCATTTTCTACATTGAAAATAATATTGCCTTTGTTGTTAATCATTTTAAACATTTCTTCAACTGCCTCTTTCATCTTAGGCGTTAAAGAGTTGTAAGCCTTTGAATTTACTAACTTTTTTTGTTCAAAAAGATTACTTACTTTAGGCATTTTCTATATCAACACCTGTTACTGAGGGTTGTGTTAAATCTATTTCTGCCTTGCCATCTTTTTTTACAGTATCAATTATATTGCCTTCTTTATCAAAACTACCTGGATCAGCAATCTCTGGTTTAGGATCACTATAAGGCTCAGCGTTAACAGTACCATCACCGTTAAATAAATTTCCTGCTAAATCTTTTCTCATTTGATCTAAACTATCACCAACTTTACCTCTTAAAGCATTTTTAAACGCTTCACCAGCGTCATCATTTTTACCTAGAGCTAAGTTGTCAATAAAGTCTTTAGTTGTATTCTCTGCCATTTTATTCTCCTATTATAAATCTTCGCTGTTAGTAACTTGTGCCATAGGATCTTGGATAATCTTATCTTCGATTTCTTTTCTAATCTCTTTATTCATATCTTCGATCTCTCTTTGGTTTTGTTTTAACACATGTTTTCTAACATAATTAACTGAGTAAAACTTACCTATATAATCTCTCATTTCATTTGCTAAACCTAAACGTTCTCTCATCATTTCTGTTTGTTTTAATTCAGCAAAATGTCCATCTTGTATGAAGTCATATTGTAAGTTATCTCTTATTGATAACCAATCAGTCTCAGCAATAATGCCTTTTAAAACTAATTGGGTTCTTAATATATCATTAAATAATTCTGTAAATTTCTTTCTTAATCTCTGTACAAATTTTGTAAATTTAAGTTCGTCTCTAGTAATCTCTGTTGATCTACCTAAATTAAAACCTTGTGAGCCTTCTAATCTACTTACAGGTACGTTTAATGATCTATATAATTTCTTTTGAAAATACTCTATGTCTGTAATCTCACCTAAGTTTTGTCCACCAGGTAAAGTTGTTATATCAGTACCTCTGCCACCTTCTCTACTCGGTAACCAAAAGTCTTCTAACATTGACATATAGTTTCTATCGTCTCTTACTTCACCAGTAGAAGCGTCATAGACAAGTTTATTTCTATATCTTGCCATTACGTCTCTTAAATATTGTTCAGCTTTTACTTTAGGTAAATTACCAACATCTATTTTAAAGATACGTCTTTCAGGCGCTCTTGCGATTCTGTAAATAACAGCAGCGTCTTCAATCATTCTTAATTGATTGACAGGTTTAATTGCCTTGTGTAAATAAGACAACACCATGTTTTTATTCTGATCTATTAAACCAGACGGACAAAAAGCAATAGTGTCGGGTGCGATTTTAATACCCATGCCTGAAGTAGTACCTGTAATACCTCTTTCATTGAATAGATAATATTCAACAAACTCATCTACTACATTAAGCATGTTAGGACCTGTAGCACCTTCAGGTCTTTTTTTTCTAACTTCTCTTATTTTTTTGATCTTTCTAGGATCAATGTATTTTAATTCTGTAATCCCTTTTTTAGGACTATCTCTATCAATAATCTTTTGATAGAACATTCTTCCATCAACATACCATCTTCTAAAGATGTCATGCCCTTTTGTATTAAAGTTTAATAACCTTAATACTTCTTTAAACTCATCTTCAATTTTAACTCGTATATCTTTACCATAAGGCAAGTTATCAATGTTAACCCTAACAGCGTCTTTCAATTCATTAGCCACAATTGCTTCATTGACAATATCCTCTACTGCCATGTCACATTCAGGATGAATTGAAATCTC